CTCATGGGCCTTCTGCTGTCGCTCGCATTCGCGAGCCCCCGTTCGACGTGGTTGTTATGGCGCACGGGGCTCGTGGGCGTGTCAGCGCTGGGGGCCAGGTGGGCGGCCACGCGCTTGGAACGCAAGTATGCGGGCATCATTACGCTACTGGGCGGCGTCATTGGCGCGGGGTGCGCTTACATGTACTGGCAGCGCGACGAGTCAAAGGAGGAGGAGAGTAAGCCTCCGGGCGTGGACCACACGGCGTCGTACGAGGCGTTCCGCAAGCTGGTGCGCGAGCGGCCGGGAACGTGGGCGGAGGAGGCCAAGCGGATGAACACGGAGGAGGCGCGCGCTTTGGCGCGCAAGTGGCGAGAGATGATCGGTGCGGCGCCCGTGATTGGGGCGATCCCTACCAGGCTGAGCCCCGTCATGCCTCCCTCGTACAATGAGAACTTGCTGCAAGCGGTCGCGCGCAACACGTTCAGAGTTAAGGTGGGCGATGACCGTTTGGAGGACGGTCAGCACGAGTATTGCATTGGGTGGTTCATCCACGGCAACGTGCTTGTGTTGCCGTACCACGCGTTCAGGCGCCATCCGAATGGGCCAGTGACGCTAATAGCGCGTTGTGAGGAAGAATCGGCGGTTGAAAGGCGTGCCGTGATTGTGCACGAGGGCGTGAACGCTGTGGCCGACAAGGAGATCGACACGATTTTGGTTAAGATGCCCACGGCTTTTTACCCCACGTTGTTAAAGTACGTGGTGGAGTTGGCGCCGCCGGGGTCGTTTCCGATGGGTACGGCGGCGCACGTTTTGTTGCGGTAGGAGGGCACGCGTCACGGGTTGGCGTGGAAACCGACCAAAGTACGCAACGCCTTGCGCGACGACGCCTGGCGTGCGGCCGGTGAGGTGCTTCGCACGCCGCGATTGGTGTTTGACTTCGTGTCGCAGGGAGGCGATAGTGGTGGAGTGGCCTTAGCGGGCGCTGGTAATGCGTTGGCTATCGTCGGCTCGGTCACCGGCAACACGGTGAACGCGGCTGGCGGGGACTACGCGGCGATTGTCGTGCCTACGCGGTCGCGCTACTACGCCATGTTGGAACGCTTGGGGGCCACGCATGTGCCCACTGCGTTAGTGTTGCCCAACAGCGTGACTACGCAGGGCAAGCCGCACGAGCGCAGCTGGTTGTACAAAGCGCCGTTGGGCGCACAATACTTCATTTTGGGCTTCCAGCACAAGCGCAGCAACTTTCGCTCGCGGTGGGAGCACCCAGAGATTGGTGCTGTTCCGGCCGTCCGCGCGTTGTGTGAGGAGGCTGGTTCCACGCAGTGGGTTGCGCCTTTGCTGCAGCAGGGCGTGGCGGTGAAGCCGGACGATGAATTGGTGTTCTTGGACCCGTACGTGGGCCGAGCGGTTGGCAAGACGGGCGATTTCGCTACGCCGGTGGCGCTTACGCGCCGGGTACTAGAAGAGTATCTGGACCGGTTGTTTGACTTGACGCCGGCTCCGGAGACGCGCATGGCGCCACTGACGGTGCAACAAGCGGTCTTTGGGTGCCCCGGCTACCGTGCCATGGACTTAACGCGCAGCGCTGGGGCCGACGGCGGGCGGAAGTTGGATCACGTCGATCTGGCGAACAAGGCCGTTCAGGCGGCGTTGGAGCAGAGCGTGGCGGACTACGAGGAAGCGTGCATGGGCTAGCGCGACATGCGCCTGCCCGTGGTGGCCACCATGCTGAAAAACGAGCTGCGTAAGGCGTCCAAGGCGCTGGCGGGCGAGACGCGAGGCATCGCGCCCGGGCCGATGCATGTGGGGGTGGCGCAGAAGCGCAATAGCGTCCCCTTGGTGAAGCACACGCTGAGCGCAGGGCCGGTGGCCTCGCTGATGGCCATTGGGGTCAATTTCGCGGATCCCCGGCAGGCTGGGCTGGTGTATCAGATGCTGGTGGACTTCTCTGAGGATGGCGTGGTGGCCACGGGAGACCTGCAGAAGCAAGACAAGCAGAAGATGCACTCTGACGCTGATGAGTATGCGTCGTTGACACGGCGGTTGGCGCTACGCGTCGGATATTTGCCGGAGGAGGCGGAGCGTGCGGCAGCGGTGGAGCGTTGCTCGATGTTATTCGCGATGGAGGTAGACGGCGTGGTGGTTATGGAATTCTTTGGGGAGGAAGCCACTGGTAAGCAGCGCACGGATTTTGACAACTGCCTGGACACGATTGCCAAGTTGGGCGAGGCGTACTACCTCCTGCGCCCCTTGGGCGAGTAGGCGGCTTTCTTCGAGGCTGTGCTGCCCTTCACTTTAGGTGACGACCATTACGCGGCTGTCAAGCCGCGTTTTAGGGAGTGGTACAACGCCGCGTCCATTAACGCGGCGCTGTCGGCGCAGGGCACGACGTACACGGCGGAGGATAAGACGCTGAACTTTGCGTCTTTTTATTAGCACTTGCACGTGAGCGCGTTTTTGCAGCGCAAGCTGTGCCCGCATCCGTAGGCCCCGGCGCTCATCAGTGCGCCGTTGGCGATGGAGCGGGTGCTGCGTGGTCACTGGCTGTGCGAGTTCCCCGCATCGGGTGTGATGAGCCGTGCAGATTACTCGCGCGGGCTGGTGTTGAACACGTTGGCGGAACTCACTCTTCACGGGCGCGATGCATTTGAGCGTTACGTGGAGGCCCTTTGGCCGGCGTTACCGCTAACATGCGGAGACGGCTCGGTGTTGACGATGGAGCGCCCGGAGTGGGCGCAGTTCTTCACGCGCTTTAGTGAGGGAAGGCTGGCTACGTGGGAGTCCGGTGCCTGGGTTGAGTGGGGTGCGGGGTGTGAGCAGGAGACGCAATCCGTGCAGTGGACCAGTGGGCAGGAGGGCACAATGCAATTAGACGTGCCAGTCAAACATGAGACGCTGAACCAGGAGGCGGAGGAGGCGTAGCCCTTTCGGGGGGCTGGGCAGTATGACGACTACTTGCAGCGCCCCGTGGTGGTGGCCAGTTCGCTGATCACAAACTCGGTTATGCCGGTGAATGCGCCGCTGTTTAGCTATGCTGTGTTCGACCTGGCGGCGCAGTTGCCTGGCATCATGCGCAAGATCGCGAACCATCGGCTGGCCTCGGGCAAGATGCGCGTGCTTGTGAGCACGTCCGCGTCTTCGCAGCATCGTGGAGCGCTGTTGGTGGGCGTAATGTACCCCTAGAGCATACGGTTTACGGGCGCCTTTACGGTGTCGCAAGCGGTGCAGATGGGTTTCAAAGTGCACGCCCTCAATGGGCCAGTCACGACGGAAGTTGAGATCCCCGTCTGTACGCCCATGGGACCGGTCGATCTCTTGGGCACGGGTTACAACACCGGCACGCAGGCCGTGCCGTAGCTGTACATCATGGGCTTCCAGACGTTGAGCCATTGCGTGCTTACGCCGGCACCGTCCGTGCGCTTAATTGTGCGCGTGGCGTTTCCGGAATTGGAGCTCATTGGGCCGACGGATTACTACCCGTACACCGTTACTAGCGGGGAGGAGGACGCCCTGGATCCGCGTGAGCACTTTCGCAAGATGGCGGTGGGTGTGCAGGCGGGCGAGCTGGGCCACGCGATGGTGTTCGCGTTGTCGGCGTTGTTTACGTACGTGTTGAGCCGCGTTTGGTACGAGGAAGCCCGGAATGGCGATTTCAGGTTGCGCGCGGTGCGCGGCTGGAGCGCGGTGTCATGGATGTTTGCAGGAATGATGTCGACCATTATGGTGCAGGTTTACCTCGGCGGGGCGCTGTTTGAGCGCGTGGTGCCGGTTAGGGCGTTGGTGCATTGGTGGACGGTGCCCCTTTGGGTGACCGTACTATCATTCTTCAGCGCCGGCGTGACTGGTGAAGCCATGCGTGTGGGTGCTTGGGGCGCGAACGTGCCCGCCGTGCGCTGGGGCGCCTTCCTGTTCGCTGTCATGGCGTCTTTGGTGGAGTGGGCGCTGTGGGCACGCACCCCTCTGGGTGTGGCGTTCACCAGTGCCGGAGAGGACTCGGTAGCTCGCGGCGCGCGCGTGCGGGAGGCGAATGTGGCGGGCCCCGTGAGCGGATTCGCCGAAGTGGGTGCCCAGACCTTCGCGTGGCTGCGCGGTCGCATTCCGGCAGCGGGTGAGCTCTTCCGGCGGGCAGAGCGTTTTGCCACCGGAGTTGGCATGGCCGCGTCGGCCGCGGGGTTGGCGCGTCCCAACTAGGTGCAGATGCCCTAGGTGATGGCGGTGGCGCCCAACTCGGACCTGACGTTAGGCGTCGGCATGTCGCCGGCTAGGGCGATGGATATCGCGCCCACGGCAGCCATCAGCATGGACAAAGGGTGGTACTTCACTGCGGAGGATGAGATGTCGTTGGCCTGGCTAGGCAGCCGTTGGGCGGTGGTGGGCGGTGCTGACACGTCTGCCAACTGGCCCACGAGCAGCGACGTTGGCACCACCATCATGACGGTGCCGTTGAGTCCATTTACGGTCGATGCGGGATCCAGTGGGTCGGCGCCCACGGTTCTGCAAGCGCCCGGGATTGTGCTTAAGGATTGCGCGTACTGGCGCGGCGTGGCCGAGGTTAAGGTGATGGTGTTCCCTGGGGCGTCGGACGCTGGGCGGCTGCGTGTGTTCTATGTGCCGGCTAATGCGCCAACTGGCGTGATCGACCCGGGGCAGCATTATTCGTGTTTGCTCGATATCAGTGAGCGCACGGAATGCGATCTCCAGGTGAATTGGCAGGTGCCAGCGCACGCGTTGCAATCCCCCGCTACTTACGCGCAGATGCCGGCAACGGCTTATGCGTCCGCCGCGTTCGTTAATTCGTACTCGATGGGCAGCGTGGTCATCCAAGTGGATGGGGGGTTGACGTCCTCCATAACGCCCACGTCGATCGGCGTTAAGGTTTTGGTCAGGTGGCC